TCTTTAACTGTGTAACGTGCCTGTCAATTGGTTGGTACCGTTACGGACGTGGGTGTTGTTACTCCCACACTGGGTGCGCTCGGGAAGGTGCGTGCCTTCTCGAGTCTTTTATGTCTTGCGCAGTTCCTACACTGCGACTCGGATCGTTCGCGTGAAGCGCGAACTCGTGAAGAGAGCCCATTGGGCTATCTTACGGGCGGCTGTTCCGAGATGGAACAGCTTTGATCTAAGTTTTATAATTAGAGCCATATCCCACATCGATTTTGCATCATTCGATATGGCTGCGTACGGCTCGCTGGATGAGGTCTCAGTACTTAAGTCCAACTGTAGACTCTGCTCCTTGTGCAGCATCCTGGCAGCCCGGTCGGCACCAAGAATGGACTGTGCCACCCGCCTGTCGGGGAGCATATCCTTTGTGATTGTTATTTTTTGGTCGTAGAGCGCAGCTTCTAAACGTACTTTCCTTGTCCAAGCATCGTCAACGCGCGAGTAGTCTTGAGGCGTCCACTGCAGAAAAGCTCGTAGACCAAAGCCCTTCATAGGTGGCCTCGTCAGAACCGAACGTCTGTCGAGAGAAGATATGCGCGTGTGGTAGTATGCCGTCTCAATCCCGGGCATCGGGAATGAGTTTGAAAAACGTTGTTTGAGACAGGCCCTCCACTGAGGAGTGTCGTTGTGCAGCTTCCCTAGTATGCGTATCCGAGATGCTGCCTCCTTCACCCCCGAGACCACTATAGTCATAGCCATGCGCCCAAAATCAGAGAAACCGAGACCACCTAGTGCCAAAGGGGGGATGGTGATCTCAGCAGCTCGACGCCTCGCTTTGCCGTCTCGCGCACCTTTCGACTGCCCTTCCGTCCATGGCAGCAATCTCCTGTAAAGAAGATGCTCAGCCACCTCCCTACAATTGGCCATTCCACGACGATGTGCCTTCAACAGCGCGGTGAAATATTCGCTATCACGAGTGTGAGCAGGCTTAAAGCCCGTACCTCCAAGATTCGGCTTCTTCCACAACAACGTTTTGCACATACGAGAGGGAAATCCCCAGGCGCCCTCTGGCCCGTTGATTTCGTGTAGATAGTCGTACCTGAGGTTCGAGACCCACGTCTTCTCACCGTTTACTAGCAGACCATATCTCGCGTACCCTTCTGCCCAATCTTCTCCCGTAGTGGGTGTTCGAGTAAACAGTACGGCGTCGTCACCTTGATATCGTGCATCCAGGATCTCGACACCCAGATCTTCGGCTACCGTCTCCGCCTCAGCACGGTTGATCAGAGTGTCTATGAGAGCAGTCCAAGCATGGCCGCTCGGAACTCCTCTTTTCCACTGAATTCTCAATTCGCCTGCAGGTGTTCGGAATATGACTATCGCGGTGTCAAACGCTGTCAACTCGACGTTCTTTAACTTGTCGAGCTCAGGCCGCAGATCAGGACGTGAGGCCGCAATTGCGGCGTCAAAGACGGCACCAATTGCATAGCGGACCGCGGACTTGGTCTGAGACATATCAAACTCGCTTTGATCCAGCGAGACCGCGTAGACTTCTTTCCTAGCATTTAGGGCATATAGAGCACTTCTAGATTCTGCTTTCCGCAACGGAG